ACAGATTTATATGTTTACAATAACACTGGCGCGCCCGCCTATACAGTTTATGCACTAAAAGTAATTTTAAATGAAATAGTACCTACTGTAAATGCAAGTTCATATCCCTCAGGAAGCGCAACCCTCGGTAATATGTCAGGTTTTGGATACGGAAATGGTATTTGGGTAGTAGTAAATGGAAATGGTTCTACTGCGGGTAGCGCATATTCTCTATGGGTTGCCTCAACGGCAGTATAAGGAGATAAAATGCTTACATTCAAGGTAGATAAAGATGCTCTTGTTACCTATCGTCAAGATGGACAAGATTTTCCTGACCAATGGGCGTACACAGATAAAGCCGCCGCCGAATTACACGCACAGGCTATTTGTGATAAATACAATAGCAAAGTAGAAAACCCTGACGGCATTAAATATCCTAAAAGTATTCCAGACGCAGAAGAAAGATTAAAAAACGCAGGACTTGTTTTACCTGAGTAGGGGAAAACATGGCTACTACTTATCGCTATCTTTTTGCCGACCTATTAACTAACGACATATTAGGAGAACTCCCTTTAACGGGCGTATCTTTTAACCAACAATTAAATCAGGCTGGAACTTTACAAGGACATTTACTTTTATCAGGTGTTAATTCCGCAGGGCTTAATGTAGACGCTTCTACAATACCTGCTCGTTGCGCAATTTATGTAGATCGAAACGGAACCCTAGTGTGGGGCGGAGTAATATGGGGGCGCGATTACAATTCAACAACCCAAAAACTTAGCATTACTGCAAGAGAGTTTGAATCATATTTTGAACGCAGACGCATAACTGCAGACGCAGTATTTACAAATGTAGACCAACTTACCGTTGCTCAAAGCATATTCAATACTGCTCAATCCGCAACCAACGGGGATATAGGCGTAATTGTTCCAACTAACACTTCGGGTGTTTTGGTATCACGGACATTTTACGGTTATGAATACAAACAGGTTTATGGTGCGGTTCAGGATTTATCAAGAGCCTTAGACGGATTTGATTTTACAATAGATGTTTCTTATGTAAGTGGTGTGCCAACAAAAACTCTTGTATTAGGCTATCCGCGAATTGGAACGGCATACTCAACGACCAGTATTACCGCTCCAGTATTTACGCTACCAGCAGGTAACATAGTTGAATACTCTTATCCCGAAGACGGCTCTATTGCAGCAAACACTATTTATGGTTTAGGGGCAGGATCTAATGAAGGTAAGTTAATATCTACGCAAGCAGACGCTTCTTTATTAACAGCGGGTTGGCCTTTACTTGAAGACCAAGCCAATTATTCAGACATTACAAACTCGACATTGTTAGGCGAAATTACACAGGGCGTTCTTGAAGGATTATCTTTGCCACCTACAACAATTAAGGTTGCCGTTCCTGCTTATCAAGACCCCGTGTTTGGCACATATAGTATTGGAGATGACGCTCGTTTAATTATTACTGATAATCGCTTCCCTGATACCTTAGATGAGGTTTATAGAATTGTAGGATTAAATGTCCAACCTGGTGAAGACAATCCTGAACGCGTTACAATTACGCTTACCAATACGAGCAATTAGGGAACTATGGCATACATAAACCAACCACCTGATTTACGCACAATACAGGCAGACCTAACTAATCGTTTGCGTTTATTAGAAACAGCAACGCGATTTACTGCGCCTAATGTATCTACCGACCCTACAAATGCTCGCACTGGTGATATTTGGTATAACACCGTATCTAACAAATTAAAATCCTTATTAACAACTGTTGTTGAATTAGTTACAACAGGCGTAGCCAACACATTTACGGCATTACAAACATTTTCAGCAGGGCTTACCGTATCTAGCGGAACTCTTACTGCAACTGCCGTAACAAGTAATTTAGGAACAACCAATACTGGAACTCTCACTTCGGGAACAACCAATACTGGAACTCTTGGAGTTACAGGTAATGCAACAATTAGCGGAAATTTTATTGGACAAAGTGGCGGTGCAACAAATTTTGAAACGGGTGACGCTAATGGTTCTATTGAATTAGGAAAAACAAATGGCACGGGAACAACACCTTTTATAGATTTTCACGCTGGCGCAACAGCAACAGATTATGATGTAAGACTTATTGCATCAGGCGGTACAGGTGTAACAGGTCAAGGAACATTACAAATGGTAGGCGGTAGATTTAATTTACAAATGCCAAATGTGAATCTTGTTTCTATTGCTACCGCAGTAACAATTGGTGCCGCAGGTGGCGCAGCAGCCTTACCAGCCACCCCACTTGGTTATATTATTATTGAAATAGGCGGTACACAAAGAAAAATTCCGTTCTATAATGTGTAACTATAATTCCTAACTGAAAGATTACTATGACTACAAACGAATGGGCTGGGTTAGCGGTTTCCGTATGCACTTTAGTTGGCACACTAGCAATAGTGGTCAGACATTTAGTAAAACATTATTTATCAGAACTTCGCCCGAACGGGGGCAGTTCGCTTAAAGACACCGTGAATGCATTAGAGGATAAAGTTAATTTATTAACAGATCTAGTTAAGGAGGCATTGAAAAGATGATCGTAGTAGAAGCGGCAAAAGCGGAACTTGGTTATACCGAATCAGGTGTAGATAACAATAATAAATTCGGGGCTTGGTACGGATTAAACAATCAGCCTTGGTGCGCAATGTTTGTATCTTGGTGTTACAACAGAGCGGCATTATCTGAACTTGTATCAGCGCAAACCAAAAAAGGTTTTGCTTCGTGCGACGCTGGATTTAAGTGGTTCACAAATCGTAACAAAATTGTTCCAGTAGGTCAGGCTAGGGCTGGTGATATAGCATTCTTTCAGTTTGATACAGACGCAGAACCTGATCATGTAGGCATTGTTAAATGGAATAACACCACCTTGAAATATTTACAAGTAATTGAAGGCAACACTTCAAGCGGAAATAAAGGCTCACAGGCAAATGGTGACGGGGTATACTTGCGAAAGCGCCCTTACTCACTTGTAATGGGAATTGCCCGACCATAGGAGGCGGAAATGAGCAATAAATTGAAAGCAGTATTGGCTTCGTACGCACGATCATTCTTAGTAGCAGTTTGCGGTCTTGCGCTTGCTGGAGAATCAGACCTTAAAGTATTAGCGATCTCAGCGCTTGCAGGAATTGTTGGACCAGCAATTAGAGCAGTTAATCCAAATGATGAAGCATTTGGAATAATTGCAGATAAAGCAGACGCTGGAGTTCGCAAATTGATCGCAAAAGAAAAGGCAAAAAAAGCAAAATAATAAATTGAAATAAAAAGATCCGTCAGCGTGTTGCGTTGGCGGATTTTTTGCTTTACGATACTGTTTGCGCAGGAGGAATACTAATGGCGTTAGCGGATAAGATTGAACAGTTGTTGATCGAAAGAAACAGACCTAGTACACATTGCGCATACAAAGCGCTTTATGATTCAATGGATCCTAAAGAGCGTAAAGCACTTGACGAGGCTTGGGCTAAAGGATATTCAGTTAATGTTATTTTAACTGCGTTGCGTTCAGAAGGATACAAAAGCAGTAACGAATCTATAAGATCGCATAGAACTGGAACTTGTAAGTGTCCAAAAAGTTAAATCAGATACTTGATGATAGGGAAGTTCAATATGGAGACGCTAAACGTAATTTCACTAATATTGGCATTGGTTGGGGAGCAATTCTTGGCGTTGATTCTATTCCTGCTCATGTTGTTGCTTTAATGTATGACTTTGGTAAAACAATAAGGTGCGTAGTCAATCCTGAACACAACGATAGTTGGCTTGACAAACAGGGATACACCCAACTTGGTCATGAGATTGTAAGCAATCATGAGTCTTGAAGATCAATTCAATGAAATGCCTGAAGGACTTGAAAGCAATGATGTTAAAGAATTGCGTCAGGTAGTTTTAAGATTACAAAAACAATTGAAAAAAGCAAAAGAGCGAACTGAAGAATTGGTTGAAACAACTCAACAAGCAGCGTATGACGCAATGCTAACTTACGGATCTATTAAACCAATTCCACCTTTAGAGCCTGATAAAAGAAAAACAAAATCAGAGGTTGCCCTTTGGCACATGACGGATTGGCAAGGCGCAAAACGAACCACCTCATACAACAGTGAAATTATGAGAAAGCGTGTATTGGAGTTTGCTACAAAGGCGGTTCGCATTACCGATATTCAAAGAGCAGATCACCCAGTGCGAGAAGTGTTTATTTGTTTTGGCGGCGACATGGTTGAAGGTTTGTTCAACTTCCCTAGTCAAGCATTTGAAGTAGACAGCACATTGTTTGAGCAGTATGTCAATGTTTCAAGATTGTGCGTTGATGTAGTTCAATTTGCGCTTGCTAATTACGAAAAAGTAACTGTTGTCGCGGAATGGGGTAATCATGGGCGAATTGGTAGCAAACGGGATAACGTTCCCCGTTCAGATAATTTTGATCGTATGTGTTACGAATTGGCTCGTCAATTATTGCAAGGAGAAAAACGATTAGTGTGGCAAGAATGCCCTGAAGACATACAAAGAATTGAAATTGGTGCTTACAGAGCGTTGTTGATTCACGGTGACGAAGTAGGGCGTAATGGATTTGCTAGTCCAGGTGCTATTGTGCAACATGCAAACAAATGGCGATCAGGCTCATACCCTTGGGAATTCAGAGATGTGTACATTGGGCATTATCACACTCATTGCGAATGGGCTATGGCGAATGGACAAGGATCTGTTTACCAAACAGGATCTACTGAATCAGACAACCGCTATGCAGGAGTTATGCTTGCCTCCAGCGCAACACCTTCTCAGAGGCTTCACTTCATTGATCCAGTAAAAGGCAGAGTAACTGCGGCGTATAAAGTGTGGCTTGACTAAAACCAAAAAAATTTGCGATTTACTGGCGCGTCTTGACTAATCTAAACAAGAGATGTGTTCAGTTTAATTTTTGCTAAAACACACTCAGATAGAATTTAGCCTAGATCCTGAAATTCAGGGTTAGAAAGGCAAACATGGATAAAAAAGTGATATGGGTGAACGGGCACACTACGCTCACTCTAAAGAATGGCAAGGTTGGGTCAAGGCAATTAACCAAAGAGCAGTATTTGATTGCCGCCAAAACAAGATCCAATTTTAGAAAATGGGTGTTTGCTCAGGGCAAGGGAAAATCATGCCCAGGTAAAGAAACCAAATTCATTGGCAATTTTGGTCTCAACTACCATGACGGCAAATGTTGCGATGAAATGATGATATCGCCAGCAGTGACCTACGAAACAGTTAAAGAGTTTGTGTTGAGTGGTTTTTGCTCAGTGCAGGAAATAGAAATACAGGCTGAACATGCTTTCAGATTGTATCAACGGGTCAAATCATTTGAAGTGCCGCGTTCAAGAGAATACAACAAAGAGAAAACGTCAATATACAGAGGGCGTAGACAGGTGTGGTTGGATCTCCTCCACGCAAAGACCCAAGCGTAAGGACAAAGCCCGTAGGAGAGCCTTTCTACGGGCTTTTTCTTGGGTTAAAAACCCAGCGCCTCAACTTCGTCAACAGAATCGTCAATAGTTCTATTGTGTTGGCTACTGCAAGATCCGCATTGGTAGCACATTATTCTTCATCTTCTAATTCTTCATAATCCAACTCGTAGCCTCTAATATCACAGCCAGCAGTTTTAGCCATTGTCAATACTTGAACAAATACTTCATAGGCACGATTACCTAAGTCGGTTAATTGGTCAGGGTAATTTGCTTCATGCTCTACTTCAACATACAACTTATGAAGACTAATTATCACTCTACCTTTGGGTGAATTTTCGGATTGGATCATGCCTCATTTTCTCACCTTTCTTGAAAAAAAACACGCGACTTGCCGAGGCGAAATCCCCTGCTTTGTAATCTTTTAGGGGATACTAGACGGCAACAGGGGCAACCATGCCCCCCCAACGAAAGAAGGCAGTATGGCTAAGTTTGACCTAAGTGATTACGAGACCGTAGAAGCCCGTCTGGCGCGGTTCTGGAAATCTAACCCTGAAGGCAGGATCTTGACGGAACTTGTCTTCCATGATGAACGCAGATTCATTGTCAAAGCAGAGATCCATTTTGACCGCAATGATCTAACACCAGTGGCAACTGGATACGCTGAAGAAATCGTAGGTGCTTCACCAGTGAATAGAACTTCAGCGCTTGAAAATTGTGAAACGTCAGCAATTGGACGCGGATTAGCAAATTGCACATTTGCTTCAGCAGGTAAGCGACCAAGCAGAACTGAAATGGAGAAGGTTGAGCGCTATCAGGCTGAACCTAGAAAAGCGCCAGCGTCAACCAAGCGTGATTACACAGCAGAGGAAATTAAAGTTGCTGAAGATCTTATGACACTAATTCCAACCATTGACAATTTAGAGCAATTGCGCAAACTTTGGGATACACATGGCGACATCAGAGATCTACCTATCAATGGCACGACATTGAAAGATATATTCAATAAGCGTGCTACTGAAATATCAGAAAATGAGCAAGCATGATTAACGCGCCAGTATTACCTTACGCTGGAACATCAGGTTGGTCAGGATCTGAAACAAGCAAAGAACGTGCTATTAAGGCAGATAGAAGTGGTGAAACTAAACTTCGCCAAAACCTAACAATTACGCATGTTCGACATCAAGGCATGCGCGGTTTAACTTGGTATGAATTGTCTGAGATTACTAATTGGCACCATGGCACTTCATCAGGCGCATTGTCAGTGTTGAACAAAGTTGGCAGGCTTGTGCGCTTGAAAGAAAAACGCAACAGATCTTCAATTTATGTGACACCTGAATTTGCTGAAGGTAGAGCAATTGCTGAACGCAAAAAAGGCAAATTGACGCTTACATTGACATTGGGCGTAGGTGTTCATATTGACGACATTAAAACAGACATTAATTGCGAATCTTTGCTGAGGCTAGCAGAACTTGGATTGATTAAAGACGAATGGAGTTGGAGTGAGTAAAAACAAGAAATTTGCTGCACCGCAGGGCTGGGTGACCGCAGTTCATGTAAATATCATTGGCATAACTGAAGTGTCAAAGCATTTACAAATATCTGCGTTCAAACTGGCTAAAGCATTGGAGGAAACTGGATTTCAATTGGTTGCCGATCCAATGGACATATCAGCCGACAGCGCCAAAGTGCTGGTGGTTGAAGAAAACAAAACCAAAACAAATCTAGCAGTAATAAAGGACAACAATGAGTAATGTAGTTACACCTCAAATGATTGAACAAAGGTTGCGCGATTTGTCGCGTGAAGTGGATCAATCTCACAAAGATCTATCAGAAGCAGAAAATCAATACTTCACTGTTAAAGCAAAGTATGAATTAGCGCTCGCACATGGCAGATTATCTTTAGCAGGTAAACAAGAAATGAAATTAACTGTTTCAGATAAGGCAGACATGGCACTTGTATCAGCAGAGGAATTGCACATGAAAATGGCAACGGCTGAAGCACTGGTGCGTGCGGCTAGAGCAAATGCTTCACGCATTAGAACTCAGGTTG